CGACCGGCGTGCCACCCCTGGCCTTCACCTGCTGCCTGAGCGCCCGCACATCCCCGGCCAGCGTGGAGACGGCATTGCCGCGCAGGTCCGCCTCGGTGGCCAACTGGTCAGCACGGTGGGACTCCTGAGTAATGAGCAGCAGGGCCACCGTCACCCCACCACCCAGGAACAGCAGTGCCGCGACGATCAGGCCGAAGCGACGCCGGTACAGCAACTTCTCTCCCTGAGTCACGGCGTTCCCCCGAGTTGCGTCACCAGGAGTCGCAGGCGGCCGATCTCAAATTCAAGGGCTGCGACCCGCGCCTCCGCGATGGCAACCCGCGCATCGGCCGCCTTCTCGTCAGACTCCGCCTTGTCGCGCTCGGCGATCAACTTGCTCGCCAGGCTGTCGTATCCACCAATCACTCCGCCCTCTCGCTGTACACGTGCCGCGCCCCGGGTTCCGTACACGGTTGCCGCCGCAGCCACGGGCCCGCCGATGACGGCGGCTATCGCTGTGACCAGGGCGGCGTCCATGTGCCCTCCGAGCCGCTTGCGTGGGGCAGGTTCAGACGCCCGAGGCTGTCGATGCCGAGTTCTTGTCGCCGACCACGCGGGCCACGAGGCCCTTGACGAGTGAGCCGACGGCGGCGATTCCGGCTGTGCCGACGGTCTGCCAGAAGCTGGCGTGGAACATGTCGGCGGGACCGGCGGCGAGGGCAACGCCGCCGGATGCGACGAGGAACGTCCAGACGACGCGCTCGCCCAGGTCCTTGGCGTAGGTGGCGGCGGTCTTACCTATGGCGGGGAAGTCAGGAGTGGACATGAGGAGATCCGTTTCTGCTGGGAGGGGTCAGACGTTGGTGGTGCTGCCGACGCTGACGTCGACCTTGACGACGGCGGCGGCGATGGCCTGCTGGACGGCGGTCACCACGGCCGCGGTGTCAACGCCCGAGCCGATGAGCCCGGCCAGGGCGGTGATGGCGGCGGTCTGTGCGGCCTCGGCGGTCTGGATGGCGCGGGTGTCGCCGTGGATGTGTGCCAGGTAGTAGCCCGCGCCGTGGAAGATGCGGTTGCCCTTGGCGTCCTTCTCGGTCACAGACCCGATGTTCAGCAGGTTGTCGTGGAGCGCCTTGAGCTGGGCGGCCTGGTCAGTGGTGAGCGGCATGGGGTCGTCCTCTTGGTCGTTGGGGTTCCAGCTGGCGGGGTGGGTGAGGCGTTCGGCCACGGCGGCGCGGAACGCGGTCATCGAGAAGCTGGGGTCGGTCTTGCGGCGGGTGCCCTCTCGGTGGCCGATCACCGACTCGGCCGACCATCCGTGCGCGCGACAGAGCGCGGCGGCCCAGCGCACCGCGGTCTCGTACTGCGCGGCCGGGTAGGTGTCCGTGCCGTTGCCGAGGTTCTCGACTTCGATGCCGTAGGCGATGGCGTTGCCGTCGACCGGCTCCGCGACATCCGGGCGCGGGTGGGTGGTGGACTCGTTCGTCATCGCGGTCACAGCGTTCGCGGCGAACGTCCCGGCGTGGTTGGCGCGCCCGTTGCCGACCATGGTGGCAACACCGGTCTTGGCCAGGTGGGTGTGGCACAGCGGGCCCGGCAGGTCGCTACGGCCGTCGTAGCAGAGCTCCAGGGAGTTGGTGCCGGCGGTGTGGTGGATCACCACGCCGCGCACCGGCCCCCACGGGCCCTTGCTGTTGCGGTTATGGGTGCGCCAGCCAGCATGTTCGGCGACCTTCACGCCCTCGGCCTTGAGAGCTGCGACGATCACGTCGGCGGTCAGCGGTGTGGCCATCAGAGTCCCTTCGTAGCCGTGGAATTACTGGATGCGTTGCAGCCGCAGCCACGAGTCGGTGTAGACGGTGGTTGCCGTGGCCGAGGACGAGGACTGTGCCCAGTTGAGCGCGAATGTCCCGTCGCTGGATCCGACGCGGAGCGTGGCGGAGAGCTGAATGGCGAGCGTGTCCGTGGTGCTCAACGCCCCGAAGCCACGGGAACCCGTAAAGTCAGTCGATTCTGCGCGCATCATGTATCCACGCACAGACCCGGTGTCAGCGACGAGCGCCCCGGGGGAACCGTTCGCCGAGATCAGAGGGTTTCCGACGCCCAGGCCGGACCATTCACCAATCGCGCCGGTAGGGACTGTCCAGCTGAGAGTGATATCGGATGCGGGATCGCCGGTGTATTTGATCCACCCATCCACGATGTACACGCCATTGGCCAGGACGGAGAAGGTGAGTTCCGGGTCGGCGGTCAATGTGGTGGTCGATGAGCGTGCGGTGTCAGAGTTTTTAAGAGCCGTCATTGGCTGCGCGGAGGTCAGGAGCGCGGCTGTGAGGGTCTGCCCGGCCAGGAACGTCGGGTACTGCGCAGTCATAATGGCCTCCTTTACAAGGCGATGACGGTCGGGTTGGCGAGGCTGATAGCGGTGCCCGCGGTCTGGGCCTTGACGACGGTATTGATGCTGCGCACCGCGGTCTTGGTCTGCGGTGACGTCAGGGTCGTCGTCGCGTCGTCGATGAGGCGGATGTTCCACCAGTACGAAATATCGGTTGCCGCTGGCGTACTGCCCCAGCGGGCCCGGGCCACCGCCCGGGACGCCGACGCCGGCGCGGTGAACGTCTGCGTGAGGAACGTCCATACCCCGGCGGCCACGGAGGTTGCCGAGCCCAGCGAACTGGACAGGAACGCGTCGGAGGAGTCGTACCAGTCGGCGGCTGTGCGCAGGTCGGCCCAGCCGAGGGGGGAGTACACCCAGGCGTTGACGGTGTAGCTCAGCCCCGCCGCGACCGTGCCGACGGCGCTGTGGGTGCTGGCGTTGACGCCGCCGGATGCGGAGCTGCCGTTCGGTACGACCTTGATGGATGCGGTTGCGCCGCCGTTGCCGTACACGGCCTCGGTGGTGTAGGTGGCGGTCGAGTTGGAGCCGGTCCAGCCGGTGAGGTCGCCGGTCAGGAGTAGCGGGTTGGTGTTGAGGACGGTGCCCAGTGCGACGGTGGTGACGGTTTCGCCGCCCATGCGGAGGTCGAACGGCGTCTCGGTGTGCGTGGTGGTCCATACGGGGCCGCTGGTGGTGGTGACGCTGAGCGCGGTGGCCGTGCTGGTGATGTCGGCGGCGAGTTGGGATCCGGCGGTGTCGAGGCGGCCGAGGACCCGGTCGTCGAGGACGCTGACGCGCCAGGGTGATGCGGGGGCGCAGTTGAGCTTGAGGGTGTGCTGGAACTGGTCGATGGTCTCGGAGAAGCCGAGGACGATCACGGACACGTCGTCGGGTTCCTGCTGTGGCAGGGGGCCGGTGATGGCCAGCCGGTCGCCGGGGCGCAGTGCTAGGACGGCGGTGCGCAGCGCGGGGTTGGTCTGGAATTGGGGGTGGGCGAGGTTCACGCTGATCTGCGGATACCGGGCCTCGTCAACGGTGCCGAGGTGCAGGCGCCACCACGCCTGGTCGGGCAGGTCGTCGTCGGAGGCGACGTTGATGGTGACCGGGTCACCATAGGTGCCGATGCCCGCGGGTGGGTCTGCGCTGGACATCGGGCCGGTGGTCAGTTCGGCCGTGAAGGTGTTGCCGTTCGTGCGGGTGACGGCGACGGTGTTCTTGCTGAGCTGGTCATCGTCGGTCGGCACGGGCACTTCGGAGAGTTGGCCGACGGAGTAGAGGAGGGTGAGCGTCGCGTCCTGGTTGTACAGGGACTGGCGGGTTCGGTAGCCCATGCCGAATGCGGTGAGGTTTTCGTAGAGGATGCCGAGGTCGGCGGCGGCGCATTCCTGCATGAGTTCCAGGGGCTTGAGCTTCGCCTGCGGGCCCATGGCGGCGGTGTTGTCGAGGTCGCCGACCCAGTCGAAGGGGATGGCGTGCTCGGCGCAGATCCGCTGGATGCGGCGTCCTGCGGTTTCTCCTCGCGGGTCGAGGCGGTCGCCGAGGTCCGTCATGGCGGTGATGGCGTTTTGCAGGGTGACGTGTCCGACGGTTCCGTTGGTGAGGCCGCGGCCCGCACCCCCAAGAAGCGTGTCGGGGCACATCGCGATATAGAGAACACGTGTCAGCGCTGTGCCTACTGCCGTGTCGGTGACGCTGACTGCTTCGGCTTCACCGACGACGAGAATCCGGAGGGCCTGACTGAGATTCGCACCGCTCTCTTGCAATTCAATGGAGACCCATACGAGCTTCCCCCGGATATCGAGGGTGTGGCTGAGAGTCGCGCCGAGTTCTGCCCCGTCGCCGTCCATGTTGTACAGGCTCAATGAGCCGAGGGGCGCGGTGCCGCTGGCGGTTGTGTAGCGGAGTTCCCAGTAGGCGGTGGTGAAAGCCGAGTCGTCTTGGGCGATCTGGCAGATGACCTTGCCGTCCGTAGCGCCGTCCGCCGGGACGGCCAGCAGGAATCTCACCTGCGTGGCCGTGGGGTCGGCGTACTTCAGGACGCCGCCGGTGAACTGTGCGGAGGTCATGGTGGGCAGCGGATCGGAGGCCGGGAACTGGTCGGCCGCCGCGAAGACGGGGGTGCCAGAGACGACCATGGCCGAGTGCCCGGTCAGCGCCGAGGTGACGGACGTGGAGTCGGCGATGTCTTCGCAGGGCCAGTACTCCAGGATGCTGCTGACAGATCCGTCGGTGAGCGCCTCGTACATGACCGAGCGGGTGGGGACGTGGCCCTGGGAGTAGCGGCGCATGGGCCCGGAGGCTTCGGCGTCCACCCAGATGTCGGTGCCGGTCGAGTCCCAACTCTGCGGCCACTCCGACATCTCGCCCCAGAAGCGGTAGCTCTTGCCGCCGTAGCCGTTGGGGACGGAGAACCGCACCTGGGTGTTGCGGCCGATCAGCCCGTAGTAGGGGCCGACCGGGTTCCGGGGAGTCCACCTGCCGTCGCGGTTGTTCAGCTGGAACTGGCACGTGGAGCGGTCCGGGCTGGAGCTCTCACCGGACTGGCCGCGCAGCGGGATACTGACCTTTTGCGACCCGTCGCGGACCATCACGTATGAGGTGATGTCCGTCCATGCCCCGGCGAGGAGCATCTCCACCGTGATCGGCGCGCCGTTGCTGGCCTCACCCGTCGCGGGAACAGGCGCGGCCCATCCGCCGTACTGGCGTCGCCAGCCCGCTACCCGCGCAGCAACCCCACTCGCCACCGGTTACCCCACCTCGGTGAAGGTCACCCAGCACAGCATGTTCACCGCAGAGCCGAACGTGACCCGGACCCGCAGGAACTTACTGACGGGCACGATCGGCCGCTCATCGGGCATGAACTGCTGGTAGTAGCTAAGCCCGGGGGCGCCACTGGAAGACGGCGGGATCTCCACCGCATCAAACAGCCGGGACGCCGTCGTAGTGCCCTCCGCCGAGGCGGTGTAGCCGGTGAGGGCAGTTCCGCCGATGCACAGGGATGGCGTGCCGTTGGGGTCCACGGGCTGGATGCCCGCAGCTACATGCGCCGTGACGGTGGCCGCCACGTCCGTCTGGATCAGTTCGGCAACCGAAGCCGCTGAGGGTGCGCCATCGCAGGTGTAGCCCCACGAGATGATCTGGATCTGCCTCGTGGCGGGTGTGGCGACCTGCAGCATCGTCTTGATGCTCGTGCCGGTGGTGACCTTGGCTGTGGCGGCCGTGGTCGCCATCGCGGCGTTGAAAACCTTGTACGGCACTGGTGCTCCTTCTCTTCTATGAGCTCAGTACGGCCGTGACGTTGCCGCCCCGGGTCTTGATCTCGCGCTTGCCGGTGTCGATCCACAGCTGGCCGAAGTCGCGGCCACCGATGTTCAGCTGGATCACCATCGGCGCACTGCCCCCGCCCCCGGCCACGGCCATCTGCCGGGACTGCCCCGCCGGGTAGACCGTCGAGCCGTAGGGCAGCCGGGCCAGCTCCGGACCCTGCTCGCCCACCCACGTCAAGCCACCCCGAGCCCCGCCCGTAGCGGCGCCGACGATGCCGCCCGTGGCCTTGCCCTTGAACGCCTTCTCGATGGCCTTCTCCAAGGCTTTGGCGGCCTTCGCCATCACCGCATCCAGACGATGCTGCTGCTTCTCCAAGCCCTTCACCAGACCGTCAGCGGCCTTGATGCCCGCCCCGTACATGGAGTCCGCCGTGGTCTTGCCCGCCGATGCGGCCGACAGCTTCAGCTGCTTCTCCAGCTGATTGATCTGCTGAATGTCACCGCCCGACGCGGACATCAGAGCCTCGGCCGTCGCGAGCCCGCCGCCCTGCACACCTGCCGAAGCGATCTCCGACAGCGACTGGGAGTTCAGGCCACGCCCCTTGAGGGTCTTCAGGGCGCCGGCGAGCGACGAGGCCTTGTCGCGGTCCTGTGTGAGTTGGTCCAGGATCCGGCCCGTGGACGTCAGGCCGGTGCCCTGCGCGGTGCCGGTGATGTTCGCGCCGGAGACGATGCCCGAAGCCACCGAGTCCTTCAGCTGTGCCGCCGCGTCCCGAAGTGAGGTGAGCTTGTCCTTCGCCGACGACAGCGCCGCGTTGACCTTGGTGAGGGCCTTCTCGTGCGCAATCAGCCCCTTCCCCGCCCGCGTCAGCCCGGCGAGCAGGCTCTTCTCCACCCCGCCGGATGTGGCCGCCTTGATGCTGGCCCGCCACTGGTTGAGGGTGGACACGAGGTCGCCCAGAGATCCCGGCGAGCCCACCGACGACTCGAACGAGGTGTGCTGAGCCCCCGCCATCCGGGCGAAGTATGAGATGCCGAAGGACCCCATCGCGCTGGACCGGGCCGACTTCTCCGCTGCGGTGACCTTGCCACCCTTGGCGTAAGCGCGCACCGGCTCCGCGCCGTCATCCATCATCCGCTGCGACTGGCCGGCCGGATACACCGTCCCGCCGATCGGCAGACGCACCAACTCCGGGCCCTGCTCGCCGACCAGCGCCAGCGAGCCACTACTGCCGACCGCGCCGCCATCCGCAAACGCCCCGACGACCCCGCCGTGGGCGAGCGCGCCGCCCGCGAACCCGGAGTACTTGCCGACGATGTTCACCCCGACGGTGCGCGGGATCATACCCAGCGCCCTCTGTACGGCTTGAATGGCCGTGGATGCGAAGTCGTTTGCCGCCAACTTGGTGACCTTCTTGGCGGGAACTCTGGACAGGGCCTTCCCCGCCGCGCCGAGCGCGGCATTGAACGGGGACACGTCGAGCTTCATGCGCGCGCCCTGCAGCTTTGGCAGGGCGGAGTCGTGGAACGCCTGAATGTCCTTGCCTGTGGCGTCGAGGCTGCCGCCGACGGCCGCATGGAAGGCGTTAAAACCGTCGGCGGCGCGCTGGATCTTCCCGCCGATCCCCGGTAGCCAGCCGAACGCCGTGGCCGCCGCATTGACCATGACGCCAAGGACGTCCATTACTCCATTGGTCATGGTCTTGAAGGCGTTGAAGACCGTCGGGGCCGCGTCCACGGCGGCGGTGACCATGTCCAGGATCGACACGGCGATGCCACGGATGCCCTTGTCGATGCTCGCGCGGTTGTCGTGGACCCAGTTCCCGAAGTCCTTCAGGCCGCCGCCGAAGTTGTCCAGACCCTTCCCGGCGCCCGTCACGTCGGAGAACGCGGACAGCAGGGGGCCGCCGATCGCGGTGGCCAGGTCCACGAAGATCGGCCCGGCGATCGAGATGAGATCGAACAGGTTCTTGAACACGGGCGCCACAACCTTGATCGCACCCGCGAGGACCGTCCCCAAGCCCTTGGCCAGCGGCTGAATGTACTTCCCGATCGTGTCCAGCGCCCCGGCCGCAGAATCCGCCGTCGGCCCCAGCGCGTCCAGCGCAGGCGTCAGCCCGTCGGCGAAAGCGCTGACCAGTAGCCCGGCATTCTTGAAGATCGCCCCGAACATCGGCCCAAGGTTCTTCCCCAGCGACCCCGCGAGACGCCCCAGCGCAGGCACGATGAGATCGACCGCGTCGAACAGGCCGGTCATCAGCTTCGACGCGCCACCAATGCCCGGCTCCAAGCCCTTGAAGAACCCGGGGATGCCCTTGCCGGCCAAGTCCCCAAAGCCCTTGGAGAACGCGTCCAGGGACGTCTTGGACACCGCCCCGAAGTGCACCATCGACTTCACCGCCGGGCCCAGCGCGCTGGTCATGTCGCCGACGAAGCCAGTGCCCATCTTCAGGACCTTGCTGAAGTCCTTCTGGAACCCGGAGTCCTTCATCAGCTTTCCGACGCCCTTCGCGGCGTCACCGAAGCTCTTGCCCATATCGACCATCGCCCCGCGAACGGCCTTCACCTCCGGGCGGGCCGCCTTCAGTGCGCTGACGAACCCCGGCAGCATCGCCTTCTGGATCTCCTTGCCGGTACCGGAAAACTCCTGCTTCAAATCGACCAGCGTCCGCGTCATCTCCCGAGACGCCGGCGACATCGCCTTCAGGTCCTCCTTGTACTTCTTCGCGTCCACGCCCTGGTCCGTCAGCGCCTTGCCGATGCCGGAGAAGCCCATCGAGACCGTCTTCGCCGCGATTGCCACACCGGCCAGCATGGGCACGAACGCGCCCATCGCTGGGGCCGCCGACAGTGCCGCCGCCGCCGCGACACCCAGCGCGCCGCCCAGGCCGGCGCCACCTCCGCCGCCCCCGCCAATGGCGGCCGCCGCGCCACTGGCGTGGTCCTCGACCTCGGCCAGGGGATTGTTGAGGTCGTCGAGACCGCGGCGTGCATGGCGGGAGTTGTCCCCGAGATCCCGCATGCCGCCATGGAGGCCATCGACTGCGCCCCCGAGGTCATCGATGCTGCGGCGGGTGATGCGGGCCTCGCCGTCGAGTTCGAGGAGTGCCGTACTCGCCCGGGTAGCGCGGGTGGCGACCTGGCCCATGGCGCGCGCGAGGTCGCGGGTTTCGGCTTGGAGGTGCGCGAAGCTGGCGGTCGTGCGTTGCGCCACCATGTTCAAAGTGCGCAGCGCAGACGCGGCGCCGTCGACTCGCTGCTCCAGGGCTCGCAGCGCCGTCCCGGCTGCGGTCGCCCGGGTGCGGACCTGGTTCATGGTCTGGTTGACGCCGGCGAGCCCGGCCTGGGACTGGTTGCTGACGCGCACGGTGATCTCAATGTCATTGCCCATCGTCAGTCCCTCCTTCCGGGGTGCCGAGGCGTTCGATTTCTAGGAGTTGCAGCAGCTCGGCGTCCTCGCGGTAGAGCTGACTGGGCAGGCAGTGGAAGCGCTGGCAGAGGCTGAGGATCAGGCGGGCACGGCGGTAGGCGGCTGGTGGGGCGACAGGGGTTCCATCGGAATCGAGGCCACCGCCGACAGTTCGCCATCGGTGGAGCTCGGCTCCAAAGGGGCTGACACGCCGGTGGCTGCAGTCTGGAAGGCGTTCATGATGGCGACGACGAATCCGAAGGGCTGTGCGTGGACGCCGTCGAGGGTGGCAGGAACGGGGCCGTTGTCGTCTTCGATGTCCCAGTCGATGAGGAGTTCAGTCAGGGCGTCGAAGAGTTCGCGGCCGGAGTTGGGGTCTTCGCTGGCGCGGAGGTCTTCGAGGTGGACTTGTTCACCGAAGGTGGTGCCGCGCATGCGGACGTGCGCGCCGTCGTATTCGGTGCCGGTGAAGTCGAGCGTGTAGATCTTGCGGGGTGGCTTGAAGCCCACGATCAGGCCCCTCTCTGGGTGGTGAAAGTGCAGGTCAGGCCCAGGTGGGGGCTGCGCCGTCAGCCAAAACGCCAGGCACGGCAAAGGTGAGCGCCCCGTCGTCCGCACGGTTCAGCGGGTAGTCGGTGAAGAGCATCTCCATGGCCAGCGTCTTCGCCGACACGGTGAGGGTCACCGTGCGGTTCACCGACGTGGACGGCACCGTCTTGAACACGTCGTGCGACATGTTCGACGCCGGGTTGAACACGCCGTTTCCGGTGAACGAGCCGTCCGCCAGCAGGAGCAGCCGCTCCATCGCGGACTTGTCGATGCCCGTGATGTCCTGCACTGCTCGCGGGGTCGCGAACTGGATGGACGTGAAGTCGTTCTTGATGGCCTGCGCGGAGCCCGCGCTATCGTCGATCGAGCACGTTGTCCAGCCGAGACCTGAGCTTTTGGAAATGGGACTCAACCCCTCTCGTGTTGTTCTGCGATGCGCAGCTGGTGCTCACCGAAGTCGTTGACCCAGTCGTCCGGCCGGGTGTGCTGCCGGTGCCGGCCGGTCGGGTTGCCGCGCCAGTCGCCGTCGCGGACGATGTACAGCTCCGGCTTGTCCAGCCGCACCCGATGCTCAGCCGCAGCGAAGCAGGCCTGCCCGGGCTCGAACAGCAGCCACGTCTCGCCCTCGGCGATGCGCTGCTCCCTGTACCGACGCCCGCTGTTCTTCGCCGCGTGCAGGAGATCCGGGGCGAGGGACTCGACGCGGGTCCGCCAGCCCTCGACGTAGTGCGGGCATGCCACTTCGGCGCAGGTCGCCTTCCGGAAGTGGGTGCTCCGCGGGGCTTGGATCTGGAACGTCCTGTAGGCCTGCACGGGAAGACCCGGGTCGATACGGAACATCAGAAGACCACCGCCGTGTCATTTCGGATCACGGAGACCGCGAACACCGCGTTGGTGAATGTGCCCGTGGTGACGACCCTCAGGTATCGCTCGACGGTCTGCCCGGACGCGGTCGCGATGCGCTGCGAGGTGATGCCCGTCGCTGCGGTGAATGCGCCGCCGGTGACGTCGGCGAAGGCGTCGCCGGCGCCATTGTCCGAAGACTCCTGGAGCTTGACCGTGACGCTGGTTCCGGCGAAGCCCGTGAAGACGTGCAGGTACGCCTGCAACCCGAAGGCGGTCGAGCCGGTCCCGAAGTCCACGCTTGTGCCGTTGGTGGCCGTGGTGTCCGTGCGCTGGCCGGCGGTGAGGGACTTGCCCCACTCCAGTCCGTAAGCGTTGCCCTGCGCCTCAACAGCGAGGGTGAACGATCCGTCGTCGCCACGGTTGCCGTCGTAGCCGATCTGCTTGGCCACAAGGTTCGCGGACGGATCACCGAGGGACGTGCCCCGGAAGTAGCTCGCGATGATGTCGGTGGTCGGCAGGGCGGAGTAGCGGGCGTGTGCGCCGGTGAGCAGGGTGGGGTTGAAGTACGACACCCAGCTCATGAGGCCGTCGCGCTTGCCCCCGATGCGCTCCATCGCGTACTTGTTGATGCCCGTCACCGGGATCGGCGAGTTCGGCCCGCTGATGTTGCCGAGGCTGTTGGTGTCCCCGGACAGGTCGTACCCATCCACGAAAAAGTTGTCGCCGAGGCCGGACTGCTTCGCCACCTACGCCACCTCATCCCACAAGTCGTTAACGATCACAGGCACGCTGATGGTCATGACGCGCAGCGTCACCCCGGACAGCGGCAGGTACCCGGCCCGCGCGCTCAGGGGGGCGCCATGCGCGCCGAGGACGTCGATGGACCGCACGTCGTCGGCGCCGCCGAGTTGGAAGTCGCCGACGTAGGCACGCACGAGGGCATCCGTGGCGAGGGTGACGTTCGGGTCGATCGCGTCAGTCGGCAGCTGCTCGGCGGAGGTGTAGATCCGCACCGTCAGGCCGAGCCGGGCCGATGCCGAGGCGAGTCCGGAGCTGCGGATCGGGTCGATCGTGTCGACCCACACGGCCGCCGTCAGCCCCGGTACGGATGGACTGATGGGTTCGCCGCCGTTGACCTGCTCGAACCAGCCGGAGGCGGCGGCGTGGGAGATGACCGTGTCGAGGATGCTGTCGATACCGATGGTCATGGTCGTCACCTCATCTCCGGCAGGTGGCGGGCGATGGCCTGCTCGGCGATCTGTGGGGCGCGGGCCTGCGTGAGTTCCTTGGTGCGCCGCCAGTGCGAGTAGCCGGGAAAGCCGGGGCGCGGCCTGTTGCGGGTGCCGACGCCCTCCAGCCACGGCCCGTAGACGACGCCGCCGTCCCACACGCGGTCCGTGTCGGAGGTGACGTGGGTGGTCTTCACCTGCGACTCGTAGTAGCCCGTCGGGTGCTTGAACGCCGCACCCATCAGCGTCAGCGCGTGTTCCTCGGCGAACTCGGCAATGTCGTCGCGCGCGTCCTCACAGGCCCGCGCGATGGCCCGCTCGGCGCGCCCGTCGAACAACGGCCCGGTCATGCGGATCTCGATGCTGTCGCTCATACCGCCCCCACCCGACCCTTGCGGCCATGGGAGTCGTACACCTGGTCCCGCAGTTCATCGAGCGGATTGGCTCCAGCCCCAGCGCCCCGGCCGCCCGTGGCCTTCGGGACGCGCCCGTATCCGGCCTGCTCCTGGAGGAGGGTGTTCATGGCCTCGGCGATGGTGAGGGCGTTGACCGGGCCGGGCGGATCCCACCGGTAGGCGGGTGCCGCGTTGGAGTGGGTGGCGGCCGTGGTGCCGAGCGAACCGCGCTGCACGGTGAGGGTGCGGGCCGCGTAGATGGTGGGCGCGGTGTGCGCGGCGAGCGTGCTGCCGTCCCATGCCCGCTTCACCGTGAGGACGCTGGAGACGTCGGTGATGAGCATCCGCTCGGAGTCCAGGAGCAGCACCTCATCCGGGGTGTACGCGCTCGGGGTGGTGACTTGGAGGGTCTCCTCGGCCTTGCCCGCGCCGACCGGCACCAGGAGCGCCTGCCCGGTGGTTACCTGCGCGCGGCCGGTGACGGTCATCCGCTCGCTGTCGACCCGCAGCACGGAGCCGACGCCGAGGGCTGCCGACGCCGGGCCGTCGACCGTGACCGTGGTGGCCGTCGTCGAGCTCACCGCCGCGGCGAGTGTGCCGGCGGTCGTCTCGTTGTTGCTGTGCCCGTACAGGCCGAGGATGGTGATGTCGCGCTGCTGGGTGGCGCTCCCGCCGAACGCGGCATTGGAGTCGAGGTCCAACTCCAGCAGCGTGTACGGAGGTTCGTCGAGCTGGTCGGAGCGGCGCAGGAAGAAGTCGGAGGCGGCGATGGTCGTGCCGCCGGTGGTGAGCGTGGTGATGGAGATCAGCTCGTTGGCGGCGCTCAGCCACAGTCGCCACGGCCGGGCGTGCTGCCTGTTCGGCCAGTCGAAGTAGCGGGTGGCTTGCTGCGGGTAGAAGCGGCGGTGCGTGAGCCCCTCCACCGACCGTGATGCCGAGTCGAGGGCGCGGTCGATCTGTGCGGCTGCCCGCGCCGTCTCCTTGACGTCGAGGGCCCGCTGCACCTGCTCGCGAGTCGCATACACCGGGGCGGTCATACGGCCACCCAGTTCCCGCCGACCGGCAGCAACTCCATGGCGCCCCACTGCGTGGTCGTCGCCTTGGTGGTCGCGCCATTGATGGTCTCCGACCCCGCCCCGTCGGCGGTGACCGCATTGCCCGACGCGTCGCTCTTGACGATGACGATGCGGCGATTGCGGCCCGCAGCGGTCGGCAGGGTGATGATGCGCGCGGCGCCGGTGGCGTCGACGACGATCAGCTCATCGAACGCGGTCGCCGTGTAGTCCGCCGACACCGACGTCGCCGGAAACGACTTCTGACCGTCGACGATGTCGAAACCGCACGGGGCGTCCAGGGTCAGGTTCGCGGCCGTGTACAGGCCAGTCAGGACGACGTCGCCGCGCGCGGAGGTGAGGCCGGCGCCGCTGGAGTTCCCGCCGAAGCGAGGCGTGGACGTCTCCGTGTCGATCCGCAGGTGCAGGAACGGGCCGAGGCCGCCGGACCCTTGGCCGATGACGTACACGACATACGTGCAGGCTTCGATGGACAGCAGCGTGGCGACGATCGCGTGCGTCGAGCCGACCGAGTTGTAGTAGGTGCCGACGGGACAGAACCCGGCCCAGCAGTACAGGATCCGCATGTTGCTGATGTCGGCATGCTCGGTCACGAAGATCGCGTAGGTGTAGCCGCCGTGGCAGGTGATGTTCGTCAGGACGACGTTGTCGTTGTTGCCCGACGCGGGGAGCAGCAGGCCCGGGGCGAGGCCGTTCGCGAAGCCGCCCGGTGAGGCGTAGTCGTTGCCAGCGACCGTGCCGGCGGTGCCGTAGGCGAAGTTGTGGATCCCGGCGTTGGCCAGGCCCGTCAGGTCCATTGCGGACATGGTCAGGCCGTTGGCGGAGTGCGTCGTCAGGATGCTCAGGTCCCTGACGACCAGGTTCATGTTGGAGAACACGCCCGGCGCGACCCCGTACCCGCCGGGCTGCGACGGGCCGCCGATCACGCAGGAGTTTCCGGCCGCGTTGATGCTGGTGGTCTGCGCCCCACTGGAGGCGTGGACCTTGAAGGACACCAGCGTCGAGCCCGAGGTCTGCGGGACGGTCTGCTCCCAGTGCTGCACCCCGGCCGCATCACCGGCGCCGAGCAGGGTCAGCGTCACCTTCGCGGATGTGGTGACCACGATCGGCAGGGTGAGCTGGGCGTTGCCCTTGGTGGTGCCGCCCGAGACGAGCGCGCCGGCAACCCCGTAGAACCGGCCGGTGGGTGCGGGGAAGAGGACGGTGGCCGCGCCGTGGAGCAGACCGTAGGCGTGGGCCGCGTCGATGGCCGCCTGGATGGCGACGGTGTCGTCGGTCGCCCACATCACGAGCTTACTGGAGACGGCCCCGCCGGAGGCGTTCGCTGCGCTCAGGGTGACCTGCGTGGCGCTCTGGCGGCTCGCGATGGTGGTGACGAGCGTGGTGACGCCTGCGGCTCCGGCGCCCTTGACGAGGATGGCCTTGCCAACGTCGCCCGCAACGAACGCCGCGGTGGCGCTGGTGAGGATGGCACTGCCCGAGCCCATCGCGCCGTCAGCAACGACCTTGCCATCACCGACCGCGCCGTATGCGGTGGCGGTGACGTCGAACACCCATGCGCTGCCCGTGGTGAACCGCGCGTCGTCACCGGCCGCGACCGTGCCGGTCGTGGTGCCGACGTTGAGGAGCGCGGCGGCGCCGAGTTCGAGTTCGGTGCGGCCTTCGGATGCGGTGTTGAGGGTGCTCACGGTTCACCTCCTTCCGGAGTGGGGGCTGTCGGGCTTACTGGGCGTCGGGCTCGTCAGCCGCCGACGTAGCTTCCGTCTGGTCGCCAGCCGTCGAATCGGCAGAAGAGTCGTCCGTCGGGGCCTTCTTCGAGCGGCTGGCCGTCTTGGGGGCACGCGACCGGCGGGCGGCTGGCTTCGTCTCGGGCTCGGTCGGCGGCGTCTCGGAGGATGGAGAGGAGCTGCTGCCAGGAGATGACTCCTCCTCGGTGTCGGCTTCGGTCTCGGCTTCGGTCTCATCCGAGTCGGCCGGGTAGACGGTGTCGCCGTAGGGCAGGTCGGCGAGCTCGGGGCCGTCCTCGCCCTCCCACGCCCCGGATGTGGCGATGACGGCACCGGTTGACGCGGTCAGGTCCGGGCCCGGCTCGGCGGCGTTGGTGGCCCCGCCGTGTTCGGTGATCTTCGGCATGTCCTGTCCCTGCTCGACGAAATTGGTGGATCGGCAGTGCGGGCAACGCGGCAGCCCCACCGCGAACGGGGTCGTGCAGTCGCCGCATTCGTTCAGCGCCAACGTCAGCTCCTTCCGGCACCGGGGACACCCGGACAGCCACGCGGCATACACCTGGCGGCAGTCCGGGCACCTCCAGTACTGCGGCATATCAGGCCGCCACCAGCGACGCGCCGTCATCCAGCGGCACCCACGTCACGACCCACGTGATCACTCCGTCGGTGCCAGCCGACACCGACTCGATCTGGCCGATGGACAGGACGATCGGGGCGCGCAGCGTCTCCACCGCACCACCGCGCGTCAGGTACGCCCCGCCCGCATCGCCCGTGAAGGACAGCAGGTCGCCGGCGGGTGTGTCGGTCGTGCCGATATCGGAGGCTGCGCACAGATCGCTGGTGGTACCGGTCGTCGGGTTGTGCTGCAACTTGTACGAGTTGGCGACCGTCACCGCCGTGGTGACGATGCCGTAGATCGACGTGATCGCGACCTGCCCGCCCGCCACCGTGAACAGCGCCACCGTGGTCGCAGCGAGCGTGCCCGTGGACTTCGATGCCCGGTCGCCGAGGTTGAGGGTCCGCAGATCCGTACCCGGGCGCAGGACGCTCACGCGGCCACCACCGAAGCGCCATCCGAGATCGGCACGTAGGTGAGGTGCCAGGCGACGACACCGGTATTGGCGGCTGTGCCGACCATGCCGACGACCCCGTTGTTCAGGACCGTCTTCACGGACGCCAGTTGCGTGTAGGCCTCGGACGGCACGGCGGTGCCGCTGGACACGAGGAGCGTGGTGATGTCCGGGCCGATGTAGCCGTACAGCGTCCCCGCCGTATCCGAGGTGATCACGGTCGCGCCGCACAGGTTCGCGGCGGCCCCGATCGTCGGATCGTGATTGAGGTTGATGGACGTGGCCGTAGCCGACATGACCGTGGTGACCAGGCCGACGATGCCGGTGACCAGCACCAGGCCGGACACGGTGAACAGGTCGGTGGTGGCGTTGGCAGGAGATGCGGACTTGGTGACGTGGATGCCGAGCTGGATGGCCCGAACCTGGTCGCCCTGAATGATCGTGCTCACGTGTCAGCCCCCCGCTCAGACGGCCCAAGTCGGAAGGTTCTCCGGCTTGCGCTGTGACTTGAGACCGGACAGGATCGCGAGGACCCCGCCGATCTTGGCCTGGGTGGCGTCGGCGATGTTCAGCGACAGGTACTTGAAGCCGTCGGACAGTTGGGTGGCGAGGACTTCGAACACGTAGATCTGCTGGACGGCCGCACCGGTGTCGGTGACGGTCACCTCGGAGGCGGCGGACTGCGTGACCCTGGTCCACGTCTCATCGCCGTCGAGGGTGGCCTCCTCCTTCTTGAACCAGCTGGTGATGATGTCGAGATCCTGGGTCGTGCCACCCGACAGGGCGGTCGACTCCTGAAGGTCGAAGACCAGGTCCGCGCCGGCGGTACCCGCCGCGGCGAAGAAGACGAAGGTGCAGACTTCGGCGTTCTTCATGTTGACCAGGAGGCCGGTGTTGTCGGCGGTGTTGAGGTCGACGACGGACAGGGCGTTGCTGATGTCGAAGAGCTTGCCGAGCGCTCGCGCGTCGGTGGTCATGGGCTGTGCCTTTCGGGCTGACGTGGGTCTTGGGGCGGGGTGTCACTGCCGCCTTGCTCACGGCCCGGGAGGGGGTTGATTGCCTCCCGGGCCACCGGACTCAGGCGCGGGTCGCCACCTTGACGAACGGGGAGAGGGTGTTGGATCCGGTCTGGGGCGTGATCGCGGACTTGATCCACGGCTGGCCGTCGACCCGCTCGATGACGCGCATCGCGGTCTTGTCGTTGCCGAACTTGAAGTCGACGGAGGTGTCGGCCTGCATGGCCTGACGGTCGCCGATCAGGTAGTAGCCGAAGTCGACGAAGTTCACGTCACCCGCAGTGCCGACCGAGTTGGCCTTTTCGGTGAACAGGACGGGCCGACCGAGGATGGTCATCGGGGGCGCGCCGGCCCCGTCGCCGTTGCCGATCCACACTGCGGAGCCGCCGGTGCCAACGGACAGGGCCATGGTGGCGAGCTCGGGGAAGGTGTCGATGTGGCACACCCACACGGCGCGCCCGATGGAGGAAGGGAGCATGCGGCTGTAGGCCTTGACGATGTTCTCCCACACGATGGTGGTCGCGGCCTGCCCGGTCTCCTTGGTGACGGACACTGCGGCGTCGGCGTTGAGGAATCCGGTCGGCTGACCCACGCCGTTGCCGGAGGTGAAGGCGACGTCCTCGAACCAGGACAGGGCCTCGGGGTAGGCCTGGTCCATGAACGCCTGCAGGGACAGCAGCGAGTCCTGGAACAGTTCGTTCGGGACTTCGCTGTAGACCGTGAGCTTCTTGGCCATGAGGTTGACGC